TTAGCTGGTCGCTAGTGGGTTGCGGTGAAACAACCTGCCAAGTCCATCGTAAGCGTCACAGGCAGTTAGTAGCACAAGCAAGCCGATCATCGCTGTCAGCGAGACGGTGGCAACGACTGCATTTTTGAAAAGTGCGATGATACGCATCCAAGCCTCCCCATGTTTCTGTCAGGGAGATCGTCTGCGGCTTCGTAGCACGCGTCCGATCTTAGCACCTCCCCGATCAGTCGCTGCTCGCGCACCAACTGCCTCGATGCTGCCTACAATACTCGCCTCACGTCAATGGAATTGATATGGATCAGTTTCCCCGTTTCTGAGGTGAACGGAACAAAATCCTGGCGGAGGGGGGCGAGTCGCGGGCTCACGCTCCCGACAATCCAACATAACCAGCCCTTACGTTCGCGCTATGTTCCGATATGTCCGCGGCATGGTCGGCCCGCCCAAGACGCTGCAGGATCTCCGGAAGATTGAGGGTGCGGTGCGGATTACCTGCCGCTCATGCAGGAAGGTGAACACCCTAGACCGCGAGCACCTGATCCTGACGCGCAATCTCGGCCGGCAGTCGTGCGACTGGTCGGTCGTCGCGCGCGAGATGATCTGCCCCGACTGCACGGGGAGCTCCGGATCGCCGAAAGCGTAGCTCTCGACGTTGCTGCGGTCGCGATCGGCGCCATGCACCGTATGGACCGAAGCCGGCGCCGCTGGCGTCTTCCCCGTGATCCGCGCCAATATCCCCGTCTTCTTCGCCACCGATCATCTCCATGCGCGTCTTCGGCCGCGCGTTGCCGTCGAGGGGTTCGTTGATAAAAATGTGCATCGCCGCCCACGCCAGATCGGCATGGCCGGTCTGCTCGTTGCGGCTGGCCTTGAACGTAATGGCGCGGCCCGAGCCGGTCAGCGCCTTCTTGATCGTCAGGAACGCCGACTGCAGGTCGATCCAGCTCGCATCGAACTCGACGCGACCACGCGACACGGTGTGCTGCGCCTTCATGACCATCGCCACCTTCGCTTCGAGCGAATATTCAATCTTCACGACACCGCGCATGCGGTCGCGCATCGCCGACGTGCCGGCCGATGTGATTGACGGCGAGAGCGTCCTGGTGCTGGCCTATCAGCGCGCGATCGGCGGGTTCGCGCGCGCCGAGCTGATCGAAGGCTATCGCGACACCGACCTGACCGGCCGCGGCGATCGGAAGGTCGAGGATCTCGAGCCCAGCGTTGACGAGCTGCGCCGCGACGCGCTCCACGCGATCCGCGACATCCTGGGCGTTGGCCGCACCACGGTCGAGCTAATCTGATGCCCCGGCAAGCCGATCAGCAGCAGCTCGTCTCGCAGCAGGATGACACGCTCGACGCGCTGCTGTGGCGCGAGCGCGCGCTCGGCCCCGAGGCGCTCGGCCCGGTGCTCGATGCGAACCGCGGCCTCGCCTCGCGCGGGGCCGTCCTGCCGACCGGCACGATCGTCACTCTCCCCGCCACCATCACCACCAGCGCGGGCGTGCTCGTTCGCGACATGGTCCAGCTCTGGGACGATTGATGGACAAGATCCTCCATGACGCCGCGACCGCGATCGTCTCGCTGCTGCTCAGCTTGCTGCCGGCCGCGATCGGCTCCGCCGTCAGCCTCGCATTCGAGGCCGGGCTCACTTGGGCGCAGCGGTTCGTGCAGCTCTGCGTCGGCATCGCGGTCTCCTACTTCGCCACCAACCTCGTGACGGCGGTTTATCCAGTGAGCGATCCCGTGCGCCAGGCGATCGGCTTCGTCGCTGGCCTGATCGCTTTCAAGGCCGCGCCGCGCTTCCGCGATGAGGTGGTCGATGCCGTCGCCGGCATCCCCGGCCAGGTGCGCGATGCCATCCCCTTCCTCAAGCGAAAGGATCCGCGATGACCGACAAGCAAGCGGTCGCGCCCGCGCGCCGCCCCACCAAGACGCTCTCGGCTGTCATCGGCTCGGCGATCGGCGCGGTGCTGCTCTTCACTGGCGTCCCGCGCGAGGAGAGCAGCCGCACGGTGGCGGCGACGATCAACGCCGATCAATCCGTCAACGTTCGCCACGTCGCCGGCAACCAACACCTCGCCGCCTACCGTGACATCGTGGGCGTGGCGACTGCCTGTGACGGCGTGACCAAGAACATCCGCATGGGCCAGCGCTTCAGCGAGGCCGAGTGCAGCGCGATGAACGAAGCCGAGCTGATCGCGCACGCCGAGCCGGTGATCGCGTGCATCCCGTCGCTGTACGGTCGCCCCTACCAGGCCGCGAGCGCGATCGACCTCGCCTATAACGTCGGCACAGCGGGCGTGTGCGGGTCGAGCCTGCCGCGGCTTGCCGCAGCGGGCACCTGGCGGCCCTTCTGCGACAAGCTGCTCGAGTTCACCCGCGCTGGTGGTAAAGTCGTGCGCGGCCTGCAGCTTCGTCGTCGCCGTGCCTGGGAAGCCTGCGTCACCGGCATTGTAGCCGGCAAGACGGCCGGCAATCTTGACGCGCGCGTCAAGGCGGTGCGCTGATGCGCGCGCTGTTTTCCAAGCTGAAGGCCGAACTGGGCTTCATCGTCCTGCTCGTGGTCGCGAGCGCCGGCGCATGGATGTACGCCGAATGGCGCACGGCTCGCGCCGATCGCGACGATCTGCAGCACCGCGTCGAGCTGATCTGCACCGCGGGCGGTGCCGACTTCGCGGGCGCCGGCAACGTCGCACGCGGCGTCGCCTGCAAGGCGAGGATCGCCACGCTCGCCGACTTCAAGAACCGCACCGCCGAGATCACGGCGAAGACGCTCGCCGACGCGCTCGCCGCGCACGACGCGCGCCAGCTCACCGACAACCAGGCCGCCCGCGACGCGGCCGAGATGGCGCGCGACGCCGCCACCCGCATGGAGAACGCAGATGCCGAAGCCGAGCGCCGCAACCTTGTCGATCGTGAGTGGACTGCTGCTGTCAACGGCGTTGCCGGCCTGCGCCCCGCGGTCTCCCGTTGAGATCGAGAAGCCTGTGCCTGTCGCGATCCCGGTGGTCGCGCGGACGCCGCGGCAGGCCGCGCAAGCGAGGCCACCGACATCCTCACCGCGGCGGTGGGCGAGCAGTTGCCGATCCTCGCCGCCCTCCTGATCCCGCCCGGCGCGACGCTGATCTCGGCCGACAGCGCTAATGTTTCTGCCCACCTCGGAGTCTGGCTATGAACGATTTTCGACCATTGAAGGACGCCGAGCTGCGGCCTTTTGCCCAGCCGGTGAAGCGCATCCGAAAGGACACCGGCGCGCCCGCGCCGGCGGGATCTTCGGCAACGGACGATACGCTCGCGGATGTACCGATCGTCGCCAGCGCCGCTGAACTGCCATCGGGCAAGACGGCCAAGGTCGGGACGGTTACCCCGGCCAACCTCGCGACCGACCCGATCGTCGGCGCGTTCACGCCAATCGCTGGCCGCGGGTTCAACGTCACGATCGACGGCGGCGTGGGCGTAGCAGCGCAGCTCGAGCGCAGCTTCGACGGTGGCGCGACTTGGTTCGTCAAATATCGCGCGAGCGACGTCGCCGCGAACCCACCCAGCTTCACGGACACCGAAGCCGAGGCCGGTGTCCAATATCGCGTCGTCGTGACCGCCATTACCGACGGCACCGTAACGATCCGCCTCTCGCAGTAAGGGTGATCAGATGATTTATCGCTTCATCGCGCGGGCCATGCTGGCCCTCGCCACACTCACGGTGGCAGTCCAGCCGATCGCTGTTTCGGCACAGGACACGCTCGCGCGCAGCCTCGCCAGTCAGGCGCGAACGCAAGCCGACAAAGCTGTAGCGGTCCTGCAGAACCAGGGTTCGCCCAACGACAAGACGCTCTTTGCGGCGGCGGCACGGGCGGCGGGTATTGCCATTGCTCAAAGCGAAAAGCTGCGCACTCTGACGCTCGCTGCCGAGCGCCTCAACGCCTCAGACGCCCCCGCGATGGCGTCGCCGCCGGCGATTACAACCTCTTCTACGGCTACGTCAGGCTTAGCCGTTACGCTCCGCCCAGCGGCCGCCATGTGGAATGGCAAGCCGCTCTTCGCCATGTACGGCGGCACGCCTGTCGTTAACGTTAGCGGGTGGAAGTCCGCTTCCACTTCGGTGCCTAACAACGGAACGATTTCGGCGACGCGTAATGGCGGAGGCTATCGGGTAGCCGTCGTCGCAGACAGCACAAGCATCGATTTCGAGTTCAACGGGAATGTGGGTTCGGCTTACCGCGTCCTGGTCAATGGTGTATATGTAAGCAAGCTGCCGACCATCCAAAGTTCGGCAGGTCCGGTCTTCCTGAACTTGGCCTTCGCCTCGCGTGAAGACCGCCGGATCGACATCGAAGTCGATGCTACAGTCACCTTCAATGGAGTCCGTTGCTCCGTACTCGACGCGGTGCAGCGCGTCCCGACAGCAAACCGCTATCGTATAGCAGTATTCGCGAACAGCTACGGCATGTCGGTTGGTTCGACATTGTTCCATGAGGGCGCGCTTCAACATGCGGGCCGGCGCTTGGGGAACATGGATGTCGATATCGTGTCGATGTCCATCGGAGGAACCGATTACGCGGCTACCAACAACGGCGCCTCATGGGATTTCGCCAGCCACATAAATGACATCAATCTTGCTCCCGCTGAAGACGGTAGCGGTTTCGATGAGGTGTGGTTCTGGGCTGGCATCAACGATGCGTCTTTACTTGCCGGCGGGGGCACCACGCTCGCCACAATCCAAGCAAGAGCGCAAGCGGCGTGGTCGGGCGTTCGGGCCGCAGGCTTTAAGGGTCCAATCAGCATATTCGGGCCGCAGGTCAAAACGCTGTCGCAAAGCCAAACCGTTGAGGACGCGCTCATCGCCCAGTTCGCGACGTGGAATGATCCGGACGCGACGTATTACCCCACCACGCGTGGAAGCTCGATCCCGCAATCTGGCGCTGCTTTCGCGGCAAAAGGCACGGGCAGCGTCACGGGATCGGCGTTCACGGTGGCAAGCACGACCGCGGGCGCCTGGGCTGTCGGGCAGTATCTTTTAAATCCGGGCCTGCCCATGGGGACGACGATCGCGTCTGGTTCGGGCACCTCGTGGGTGCTTTCGCAAGCCGTTCCGTCGCCGATTGCGACTACCACATTCGGCGGTGTTTTGCCGGCTGGTGGAAACTTCGCTCTCTATGGCGGTGGGACAACCGGTCAGGACGACACCCACCTGTCGAGGTATGGGCATGGTCATTACGGCGCTTGGCTTGCGAGCGCACGTAAGAGCCGAGCTCCGTAACCCGGCCATCGATCGTGGGACCGGAAGCCGCAAGCATGACGGCTCGCGCCGGCAACTTTGTCGCCGCCTGATCGGAAGACATCATACATGAACAAGCCCGACGCCCTAAGGACCACCCTTCTCGCGCAGGTCGCCCACCTGCGCGAGCATCCCGAGACGCTGTCGATTTTCATCGACAACGGCCGGCTGGCGGCGCGCGCGACCGGCTCGCTGTCGTTCGAATATCGCTACAAGCTCAACTTCGTGGTGCAGGACTTCGCCGGCGATCTCGACCTGATCATAGTGCCGCTGCTCGCCTGGGTGGCGGTCAACCAGCCGGATCTGCTCGAGCGCGCACCGGGCGAGCCCTTCACCTTCGAGTCCGAGTTCCTCGACGCGGGCTCGCAGGACGTCTCGATTGATCTCGAGCTGACCGAGCTGGTGCGCGTCTCGACAGTCGCAGGCGGGCTCAGCGTCGAGCATCTCCCCGAGCCGGCGCGCCTCAACGCCTTCCCCGACATGGGCGAGACCGTCGTCACCCTCTGGCAGGCCGCGGCGTACGACATCGCCAGGGGCGACGCCGTGATCGTCCCCGAGAACAGCATTGCCTGACGATTTCGCACCGATCGCTGATCTCGCCGGCGCGCTGCTGCGCAACGTCGCCGGTCCCGCGCGCCGCACGCTGCTGCGGCAGGTCGCGCGCGAAGGGCAGCAGGCCAACCGCACCCGCATCGCGGGCCAGGTGCAGCCCGACGGCACGCCATTCGAGCCGCGCCGTGCCAAGCCGACCAAGAAGGGCCGCATTCGTCAGAAGGCGATGTTCCGCAAGCTACGGCTAGCGCGCTACCTCAAGGCGGGATCGACCGAGAACCAAGCATGGATTGGCTTCAACGGCCGCGCTGCAGCGGTCGCACGCATCCACCAGGACGGGCTGGCGGACGCACCTGCTCGCGGGCAAGCCAAGGTGCGTTACGCGAGGCGCGTCCTGCTCGGACTTTCGGACGCCGATCGCGAGCGGGTCATGGACCTGCTGCTCGATCACGTGACCAGCGGGATCTGATCGCGAACCTGTAGAAAGCCCATTCCACAGGGCAAGTGACTAGAAGTCGCTTCGCGCGCGCGCCGACATGAGCGAGCCATGGCCGCCACTCCCTCCACCAGCGTCGATTTGTCGCGCCTGCCCGCGCCGGTGATCGTGCCGCAGCTGTCGTTCGAGACGATCGTCGCACAGCTGGTCGCCGCAATGCAGGCGCGCCTGCCGTCGTTCGACGCCACGATCGACAGCGATCCCGCGGTGAAGATCCTCCACGTTGCGGCTTATCGCGAGGTGCTGGTGCGACGCGAGGCGCAGGACGGCGCGCTGCAGCTGCTCGTCGCCTATGCGACCGGCGCCACGCTCGACCATCTCGCAGCACGCATGGGCGTCACCCGCCTCGTCATCACCCCGGCGAACGCCGACACAGGCGCCGCGGCTGTGTTCGAGAGCGACGACGATCTGCGCCAGCGTGTAGTGCTTGCGCCGGAAAGCTATTCCGTCGCTGGCCCCGAGCTGGCCTACGTCTTCCACGCCAAGACCGCATCCTCCGTGGTCATAGACGCAAGTGCGACCTCCCCGGTGCCCGGCCAGGTGCTCGTTTCCGTCCTCTCGAGCGAGACCCCGGACGGCATCGCCAGCCCCGCCCTGCTCGCCCAGGTGCGTGCGGTCGTCACCGCCCCCGAGATCCGCCCGCTCGGCGACGCCGTGACCGTCGCCTCGGCCGAGATCGTCCCCTACGCGATTGACGCCACCATCTTCCCCTTCGACGGTCCCGACGCGGATCTGCTGCTCGCCACCGGCCGCGCCCAGCTCGACGCCTATGTCGCCGAATGCCGCAAGCTCGGCCGAGCCGTCCGTACCTCGGGCATCGCCGCGGCGCTGAGGGTTGCCGGCGTCGAGAACGTCGTCGTCAACGCGCCGCCCGCTGACGTGCTCTGCAACGCCGCCCAGGCCAGCCACTGCACCGGGATCATCCTGCGTCATGGCTGATCTCCTGCCGCCAAACGCAACCGCGCTCGAACGGGCGCTGGCGACCGCCACGGCGCGGATCGAAGACGTGCCGATTCCGCTCGATCCACTGATCGATCCCGCCACCTGCCCGGCCGAGCTGCTGCCGTGGCTCGCCTGGGGCGAGTCGGTCGATATCTGGGATACCGGCTGGAACGAAGCGACCAAGCGCGAGGCCATCGCGGGCTCGATCCTGCTCCATCGCCGCAAGGGCACGCGTTGGGCAGTCGAGACCGTGCTCGCGCGGGTCGATGCGTTGGCGGAGCTGGTCGAGTGGCATCGGGCGCAGCCGCCCCTGCCCGTCCACACGTTCGAGATCCGCATTCCGATCGATGCGGCGAGCGGCGATCGTGCCCTCGCCTCGGTCGCGGAGCACATCGTCCGCGACGTCACCCGCGTGAAGCCGCTCCGCGAGCACATGACCGTCGTGCAGTCGCTGCAGGCGGCGCTCGAGGCCAGCGTACACGCGGTCGCCCGCGTGCTGCTCGCCCGGCACGACACCGCGCCGCTCACCGATGATCGCTCGCAGCCCTGGGACGCCCTACTGCAGACCGAAGAGGGTGAGCCGCTCGAGGCCGACGACGGCTCCTTTCTGGACACCACCCCATGATCCCACTCCCCCTGGTCCTGACGAACGCAGGGCTGTCGCGCATCGCGCGCGCCCACGCCGGCGAGCCCGTCGATCTGACGGTCGCCGCCATCGCGCTGTCGGGGATCGGCTTCGTTGCCGCCCCGACGCTCACCGCTGTGCCCGGCGAGTTCCGACGTGTCACCACCGTGTCCGGCGCACGGGTGGGCGAGGCGGTCGCGCACATGGTGGTGCGGGACAGCGACCCGGTCGGCTATGACGTGCGCGGGTTCGGCATCATCCTCGGCGATGGCACGATCTTCGCTACCTATGCCCAGCCCGGCATGCTGGTGCAGAAGTCGCCCCAGTCCTCGCTCCACTTCGCGATAGACGTCGCCTTCACGCAGGGCGTGGTTGCCGATCTCGTGTTCGGCGACACCGTCTTCCTCAATCCGCCCGCGACCGAGAACATGAAGGGCGTCGTCCAGCTCGCGACGATCGCCGAGGGCCGCGCCGGCACCGATCCTCTACTGGTGCCCTCGGTCGCCGTCGTGCGCGACATGATCGGCGACTATCTGCCGATCGGCGCGATCACTCTTTGGGCGCCGGTTGGCGCGGTGCCATCCGGCTGGGCGATCTGCGATGGCCGCACGGTCGAGCGCAGCGACGGGGCGGGAGAGATCACCACGCCCGACCTACGCGGCCGGGTGCCGGTCGGCGCGGGCGGCGCGCGCGAGCCGGGCGACGCCTTCGGCGCGGCCAGCAAGACGGTGGATACCGAACGCGCCGGCGAGCACGCCCACGATGGCACCGTCACCGTCTCGGACGGCTACACGAACATCACCGCCACGCTCCAGAAACGCGAGGTCGATGACGGCAACTCGGCCAACGGGCTTGTCGAAGCGATGACGCTCAACGATCCCGGCCACACCCATCAGGCTGGCGTCAGCATCGCGAGCGCCGGCGATCACGCGCACGCCGTCACGGTCGACGTGACCCAGCCGTCGCTGGCGCTCTTCTTCATCATGCGAGTCTGAAGGCAACGCCATGGCGAAAATCTCACAGCTTACGGTTGTCGCCGCTCCCGACGGCAACGAACAGGTGGTGCTCCTCAAGGATGGCGTGACGCAACGCGCGCGCCTGCGCGATCTCGCCTCTTTCGGCACGGCAATTGCCCGTACCCGCGATCCGCTCACCGCCTCGGTGGACGCGATTGCGCGCAGTGCCTTCGGCGCGGTCACCTTCGCCAATGCGCAGCGGAGCATTGCCCCCCGGCCGATCATCATCGCGTCGGTCGGCGACAGCCTGGGGAACAGCGCGGGCGCATCGCGCGCGGATCTGGCGCCCGCGTTCCAGCTGGCGGCCAAGCTGCGCAATCGCCTGCCCGGCCGCACGGTCGAGGTGGACGTCTACAACTGGAACGGCAGCTGGTGCAGCCAGATCCACGGCCAGATCAACAATTTCACCCGCGCGCCCGACATCGTCGTGCTCAACGGCGGGCTGAACGACGGCATCGCCAACATCTTCATGGGCTATCAGGGGTTCGTCGGTCCGAACAACACCTATGGCGGCTACGAGCAGGCGCTCGAGGGCGTGTTGACTCGCCTGAGCGACGACATGGGCATCCTCGTCGTCAACGTGATCGACCCCTACCCGCACCCTGGCACGGCGCTCGCCAACGGCCGGCTGACCGTCACGCCCGAGGTGCTGATGACCTTCCCGGTCCAGAGCCTCATCGCCTTCTACCTGCCCATCGTCTTCACCGCGCACGATCAGCGGATCTCCGCCTACGCCGTCAATGCGCAGTTCGAATACGTGCCGTTCGACCTGTTCAAGCAATATAATAACGGCGTGTTCGGCATCGGCTCGAAGCTGATCGAGTTCCAGCCGCAGAACAATGGCGCGACCGGCGCCTTGCACCAGGTAGTGGAGATCAGCCCGGACGGCTTCTGGGTGCGGGTCGACGGGACCATCCTCGCCGACAAGGATGACGGTGGCTGGACCAGCGTCCGCCAGTGCGACTTCGACAATGAGACGCAGGTGGTGCCGCCTCTGTCGCAGGCGATCGTGCAGCGTGATCTCGGCGCCGGCGTCGACGTGGACGTGTCGTGGCGCCACTACGAACTTTACGCGCTCAACCGCCGGGTCGCGGCCCGCAACGCGGTCGTCACGGTCGACTGGGCAGGGCGACAGGGGCGGAAGCTCACCGCCACCGGGGCCTACAACGGGCAATACAATCCCGGCGAGGACTTCCACGGCAACGATTCGCTGTACGAGGAACTCGACGAGCCGATGGACGATCTCGCCAGGGACATCGCGACCGGCAACGTGATCGGAGGCCATATCTATGTCTGACCTGTCCCCCGCCGGCGCGGCCATGCTGCGCACGATCGCCGACCCCGACGTCGCCGGCATCCCCGGCGCGCTTGGCCCTGCCAACATCGGCGAGCTGCTCGCCAACGGGCTGGTGACGTTCGGCTTCGCTCCGCCCGCGATGAAGTGGACACCGGACGATGGCACCTTCGAGCAGATCGAGATCGTGACGCGCGGCCGGCACGAGGAGATCGACATGGGCGAGTGGAAGCCCGGAGAGCTGTCCGAGTTCAAGGTCAAATCGGCGCTCAGCTACTTCAACATGACCATCAACGGCACCGTCCTGATCGAGATCGACCCCGTCAACATGGTCGAAATCGTCGGCGGCGTGGACCTGATGGCGCCGCATCGCGAAGCGTTCGGCCTCGGCTGATCATCGCCCTTCTCGCTGCCTCAGACCCAAGGAACTTTCCCATGAGCGAAGACGCTCCCGCCCCCGTCGCCAACCCGAAGATCCGCACCGTCACGCTCGACTACGACGTCGAGCAGAACGGCAAGGTGCTGATCACGGCCGGCACCGAGATCCTCGTCACCAAGCCGATGGGCGGCGCCCTGCGCGGCACAAACCTCGGCGGGCTGATCCGCATGGATTACGACCAGGTCGCCATGGTCGCCCCCCGCATCACCACCCCGATGCTCAATCCTGCGGCGATGGAGATCGACCCCGCCGACATGTCGCAGATCGCCGGGGAGATCGTCGATTTTTTGTTGCCGAAGGCGGCGAAGGAAGCCCTCTACCCCGCAACGTAGAGGACGCGATGGGCGACATCGCCTTTGTCTTCGGATGGGTGCCGCCCGTGATGGATGCCATGTCGCTCGGCGAGATCGTGATGTGGCGCGACCAGGCCGCGCGCCGCCACAATCCGCCCAAGGAGTAACCCGGTGGACCGCAACCTGCGCATCCGCATGCTGCTCGAGGCGGGCGATCGTGTCACCCGCCCGCTGCGCGACATCACCGGTGCATCCGGCAAGGCGGCGCAGGCGCTCAAGGCCACCCGCGACCGCCTAAAGGAGATCGACCGCGCGCAGGCCAATGTCGCGGGTTTCCGCCAGCTCAAGGCCGGCCTCCGCTCCACCGAACAGGAGCTGACGAAGGCTAAATCGAAGGTGGCCGCGCTTGCCCGCGCCATGGGCGAGACCAGCGCCCCCACCAAGGCCATGGCGCGCGACTTCGCCCGTGCGCGCGCCGAGGCGCAGCGGCTCGATCAGCAGCACCAGCGTGGCACCCAGCAGCTGCAGCAGCTCCGCGACCGCCTGCGCGCGGCTGGCATCGCCACGAATGATCTCGCACGTCACGAGCGTGAGCTGCGGCGCGATGCGGAAGGCGCGAACCGCGAGCTTGCCGAGCAGGAACGCCGTCTGCGTCAGGCGACGGATCGCGCGCGCCGGTTCGGTGCCGCACGCGAGAACTTCGGCCGCGTGCAGGGGATGGCAGGCGGCATGGCGGCAAGCGGTGCGGCTTCGATCGGCACCGGCATTGCCATGGCCGCGCCGATCGTCGGGGCGGTTCAAGCGGCCGAGCAATACGAATCGACCATGACCGATATCGGCCAGAAGGCCGATCTGACGCGGCGGCAGAGCGCTGCCATGGGCGTGCAGCTGCTCAAGGCGGCGCAAGCTGCCAACCAGCTCCCCGACGCGCTGCAGGCCGGCGTAGACACCCTGTCGGGCTTCGGCCTCGATCCACGCAAAGCGGTCGAAATGATGAAGCCGATCGGCCGCGCAGCGACCGCCTACAAGGCGGAGATCGCCGACCTGTCGTCTGCTGCCTTCGCTGCGAACGACAACCTCAAGGTGCCGATCGCTCAAACCCAGCGCGTGATCGACATCATGGCGCAGGCGGGCAAGTCGGGCGCCTTCGAGATCAAGGATATGGCGCAGTATTTCCCGACGCTCACCGCTGGCTATCAGGCGCTGGGGCAGAAGGGCACCGGCGCCGTCGCCGATCTTGCCGCGGCGTTGCAGATCGCGCGGAAAGGCGCGGGCGACTCCGCCACGGCTGCCACCAACGTCGCCAACGTACTGCAGAAGATCTCCTCGCCGTCGACCATCAAGGCGTTCGACAAGATGGGCGTGGATCTGCCCAACGCGCTGAAGCGCATGTACGCCGAGGGCAAGACGCCGCTCGAGGCGATTGCCGAGCTGACCAATAAGACGCTCAAGGGCGACCTGAGCAAGATCGGCTTCCTGTTCGAGGACGCCCAGGTCCAGCAGGGCCTTCGCCCGCTGATCCAGAACATGGAGGAGTATCGCCGCATCCGCACCCAGGCGGCGGGCGCGACGGGCGTGACGGATCGTGATTTCGCCGACCGCATGAAGGATTCGGCGGAGCGCACCAAGGAACTGACGATCCGCGCCCAGGCGCTCAAGGTCTCGCTCGGCAGCCAGCTTCTGCCGACGTTAAACGATGGCAAGGCGAAGCTGAGCGACTTCGCCGGCCGCCTGACCGCGATCTCGGAACGGCACCCGATGCTGACCAAGGCCGTGATGATGGGCGGCGTCGCGTTCGCCGGCCTGTTCCTGGTGCTCGGTGGTGGCGCGATCGTGATTGCCGGCCTGGTCGCACCGTTCGCCGCCCTCACCTTCGCTGCCACGGCGCTGGGCATCGGCATGCTGCCGCTGATCGCGACCGTCGCGGGCGTCACGCTCGGCATCGTCGCCATTGGCGCAGCCATCTATCTCCTCTACGCAAATGCGGGAAAGCTGCCGGGCTGGTTCGCCGGCGTATGGGCGGGCGTCAGGAACGCCGCCAGCAGCACCTTCGCGTGGTTCGCCACCCTGCCCACCCGCTTCGCCGAGTTCGGCCGCAACATGATCTCGGGCCTGATCCGCGGCGTGCTTGGCATGCTCGGACAGCTCAAGTCGACGATCGTCAACGCCGCGACTAGCGCAGCCGGCTGGTTCAAGCAGAAGCTGCGCATTCACTCGCCATCGCGCGTGTTCGCCGGCTTCGGCGGGTTCATGATGGCCGGGCTCGCCGATGGAATTCATGCCGGCGCGGCTGAGCCGATTCGCAACCTGGACGCGCTCACCAGCAAGATGGAGCGATCGATGGTGGTCGGCAGCAGCCTGCCCGGCTTCGGCATGGCAGGCCCAGGCGGCAGCGCCGCACCGGCAGCGCAGCGCGGCACCGGCGGTCAGGCGCCGGCGCAGCCGATCGTTATTCAGATCTATGGTGCCATCGGACAGAGCGAGGATGAGCTGGCCCAGCGCGTGGCCGAGAAGCTCGAGCGCATGATGGCGGGCGCTCGGCGCACGTCGAGCTACGCCGACCGCGCCGATTACGGAGACGCCTGATGTTGATGGCCCTGGGCATGTTCGTCTTCTCTATCCCGACGCTCGCCTACGACGATCTGTCGCGCAAAGCCGCTTACCGCCACGCCGCCACTCCCCGCGTCGGCGCCCGCGACGCCGCCCAATTCACTGGCCCCGGCGAAGAGACGGTATCGATCAGCGGCAGCGCCTTCGCTGAGGTCGGAGACGGCGGGGCATCGATCGCGCGCCTCCGCTCGATGGGCGAGACGGGGGAGAGCTGGGCGCTGGTCGACGGAGCCGGCCTGGTCTGGGGCTCGTTCGTCCTCCTGACGGTCGACGAGAAGCACCGCGCTTTCTTCCCCGATGGCACCCCGCGCCAGATCGACTTTTCGATCGAGCTGTTGCGTGTCGATGACGACAATGGCGGCGTGTCGTCATGACGTCCAACATCGCGGATTATCGCGTCACGCTCGACGGCGTGGATCTGTCCCCCAGCCTCAAGGGCAGGACCGAAAACGCCGATCCAGCCAAGCGACGCCCGCGCCTCGTCTCGCTGTCGATCGCCCAGCGCCGCGGCGAGGAGCCGGACAAGCTCACCATCGTGATCGACGACAGCGACGGGAAAATGGCGATCCCCGCGGCGGGCAAGCTGCTCCATGTGCAGATCGGCTGGCGGCAGGGCAGCGAGGTAACGATCGGGCTGCGCGACAAGGGCAGCTTCAAGGTCGACAGCGTCACGCACGAGGGGCCGCCCGACCTGATCTCGATTGAGGCTAGCTCGGCCGACATGACCGGCGCCATGCGCACCCGGCGCGAAGAGGGGCACCACGAAACCACCCTCGGCGCGATCGTCAGCCGCGTAGCCGGCCGCCACGGCCTGAAGCCGGTGTGCGCCCCTGCCCTCGCCGGCATTGCCATCAAGGCGCAGGCGCAGAGCCGTGAGAGCGACACCGCCTTCCTGCGTCGTCTCGGCCGCGAGCACGACGCTGTCGCCACGGTGAAGAACGGTCGGCTGATTCTGTCGCCGATCGGCGCAGCCACCACGCCCAGCGGCAAGGCGTTCGCCTCCGTCACGATTCGCCGGCGCGACGGCGATTGGCACAGCTACCGTGTCGACAAGCAGGAGGAAGTCACCGGCGTCACGGCCGTGTGGCACGACCGAAAAGGCGCCAAGCGGCAGGAGGTCACCACCGGCAAGACCGAGGGCGCGCGCAAGCTGCGCCGTGTCCACGCCAGCGAGGCGGAGGCCCGCGCTGCGGCGAAGGCCGAACAGACCCGAGCGGCTCGCGCGCCCGTCTCGCTCGATCTCACCCTATCCCTCGGGCGCCCCGATCTCGCACCCGAGCAGCGCGTGACCACGACCGGCTTCAAGTCGCAGATAGACCACACGAAGTGGCTGATCAGCGAGGTCACCGACGTCCTCGATAACCGAGGCTATACAACCCAGATTAAGCTTCAGAGCGTCACTAGCTAACAGTCAATCGGCAGTCAATGATCATGCCTGCTCTGCCACTTCATCGTCGACGAAGTACGCCTTAACCAGAGACATCCTTTCGGCATGATCATCCCCCGTTGCACCACTGTAACTTGCGCCCTTAACTTTAGCAATCAAGAGATCCGGATCCCAACTCAACCTTTCTATTAACAATGATCCGTCGTCATTCTTCTCCACAGAAGCAAAACCGACGTCACGTAGAGCATGTATATAACCTTGCTCAAACTGCACCGAAGAGTCGGCAGGGAAGATGTCTTTGGTCCGAAACGTTCTTTTCTTTTTAAGAGACAAGGCCATGGCATATAGGATGGCCGCACCCCCCATGGCTATTTTTTTGAATTCTTTAGGTTCGCCGGAGCTTGCCACGGTAGGCCTGTCATCTGCCACAGTTGACTGCTTGGATTTCAAGCTTTCCTGCAGCTCCGCAATTGCGTTAATGTTTGCTGCACTGCTATCTAGAATCGCGCCTGCCGCCGCCTTTAACTCTACAATCGCATTTAGCGCCGCTGCTGATGCAGTTTGAGCATCCGTCGCAGCACGGTGTATGACTTCCGAGCTCTTAGTTAGTGCATTTGAAGCACTGGAAGAGCTCGCAGTTGCTTCTCGAACAGCGGAAAGCGAAGACTCAACACTGCCCGTGGAAGACAGTGTTTGAAAGATTGCGATAACTGCTAGTATCAAAGAGGATAGTCCAACCGCGAACGAAATTATACCCGGGAGATCCTTTATTCCTACCCAATCAACTGATAGGGTGCCGATCAACAAAGCCACCAATATGCCAATGATCCAGACTGAATGGATACCCCAGCTTTTCAACATACGTCCTTTCACATCGCGGAACCGACTCAACCCATAAACAAGTCGATATAGCAATAGAGCCTGCTTCGAAATCGACCTTGATCCGGTAAGCCAAACTGCCGCGTCGCCGCTCTGCCTGCGAGCACTGGAGGGCAGTTACGATGAAGAAGGGAAAGCTAATCCTGTCGCGATGCGGTCGCCGCCGCTGGTGGCAAGGATGTGTAGGCGCCGAGTCCATCGACCGCCAATCTGCGGCCGTGGACGGTACTCAGTCGCGACTGCCAGCGGACACACCGCCGCTTGTTTCGGCGGCAAGATCGCCAGTCTTCATGGCAACCTGCGACTGCGCGCTGAACCACAACACGACCGGCTCCAAAGTCCCCGCCTACCAAAAGCACCTCCCCATCAACCTGGGGCATCGCGCACCTTCTCCGTCTTGATTTCTACGGGCACCGCAAGGAAGTGCTGCTGTTCCGACGGATCCCAGCTCGCCAGCTCGAGGGCGATGGCGTCATCGAGTGCCTCGTGCACGCTGTCGCGCCATGGCGCGCGCTGTTCGCCGAACACGACCACACAGTGACGAAAACGAATGCCCTGCGCCGGCAGCGGCGCGAACTCCGGCAGTTCCTCGTCGCGCACGCTGCGCCACAATGCCGCGCCCATCAGGCTTCGCTCCGCTCTAGCTCGGCATCGTGCAAGGCTGCCACCCGCGAGGCGCGTGCCGCGCCGGTTTGCGTCTCCACCATCGCTTTTATGTTCGCTTCCTCTTGATCGACTCGCGTCGAGACAGAACATATATGTTCTGCGTTTGTTCTCAAAGGGCTGCGACAATGAAGGAATTCACGCTGGCGATCGTCGGCATCGATTTTCCAAATACCGACCGTGCCAGGACCAACCGCCGGTCAGAGCTGATGCTCCTCGACCCTGGCGAGCCGATGACGCTCACGCCCGAACCAAACAACCGCTTCGACTCGCAAGCGGTTGCGGTCTTCAGCCCCAATGGCGTCCAGATCGGCTACGTGACTGCCGAGCGCGCCGGTTGGATCGGCGGTCGCATTCGCACCGGCGTCGAGGTCAACGCCATTTTTCAGGGCGTGGTGGGCAAGGCCGGTTACGCGCGGGTTCGTGTTGGCGGTGGCATGCCGACTCTGCCGCCGGTCGCCTTTGCGCCGGAGTACGGCGACGATCGCGATCCGGCGGAAGGTGATGGGTTCTGGCCCGATGAGGAAGGGCCGGAGTGGGACGCTTAGCGCAGGCCGAACTGCGCCTTCTGCACGAGCTTTCCGTTCTGGAACATGGCGTTCATATTCGCGCCGAGCGACCCCTCCCACATGTACATCACTGTCTCAGTGCCAGCCATTTCGTTGCGAGACATTTCTTGAGAGGGCTGGCCAATAATGGCGGTTACCTGCTCGAAGGTCATGCCATTCTCGATCCGGTTGTACCCTGCCATTGTCAACCCGGGCTCGCTCACCTCCGAAGTTGCCTCGCCAGCTTTGGACGAGGATACGCTGCCATCCTTGGGAGCAACCACCTCACCCTTGTTGGCACCACCAATGATGGCAGCAAGCACGAACAGGATGATCAGGACTGCAAGTACGATGAGACAGCCCTTAGCCAGTGGCTTCTTGCCAGCTGCCTTAGCTGCGGTGGTCGGGCCGGCAGGATGCCCGCCAGCCAAGACAGCAGCTTTCTGCTGCTCGAACTCTTCCGGTGAGAGCACGCCTTGATCACGTAGCTGGGCCAGCTTAGCCAGTTCGTCCGCAACGTTCATATTCCCCCCCCGATGTATTCCGTTAAATCCGCCGCACGATGTGCGAAACCTTACCCACGATGTTGATTTCGTCCGGATGCGCGTAGTCAGGCGGCACCCGGTCATTGTCCGACAGGATCGTCACCTTCTCGCCCCGTATCCCGCCGCCGCGCATGCGCTCGGGCTGCGCAGTGATCGCCTGGTCTATTACTGGGCCGATCCCGACAGCCCGAAGTGCCCCAACGTCGAGCAGGCTGTCGCCCTCGACGCCGCGTACATCGCCGCGGGCGGAGTCGGCGCGCCGATGCGCGACGCCCACGAGGCGATGCTCAGCGCCATGTCGTGCGAGGACATCGCTAGCCAGCGGGTGCTCGGCGAGGCGCTGGCCGAAGCGTCGGCCGAGATGGGCGACGCCATCGCCGCGGTCCTGCCGCTTATCCAGCCGGGCGCCAGCCCGCACCAGAGATCTCGTGCGCTGCGCGAGACCGAACAGGCGCATGGCGCCGTCGGTCGCATGCTCCGCCGTGTGAAGAGCTTCCTGCCCCCCGCAGCGCGGGGCTGCACTCCATCAATGGGGCAGGGACCGGGGGGAGCCCAATGAAGACGAAGCGACCGTACAACCGACCTTTCTCGATTATCTGCCCTGATTGCGCGGGCAAGCTGCTGATCCGCACGAGCGAACAGGTGACCCCCACCGTCCGCGAAATGCTGCTGTGGTGCGACAATGATGCCTGCGGCGCCCGCTTCGTCGGGCAGCTCAGCCTGATGACGCGCGTCCAGCACGTCATGCCCGCCGCGGTCGCCGTGATCCTGCCGGTGCGCCCATGGCACCCGAGCAACGACAATCGCGTGCCCGCCAACGACGGCCCGATCGACAGCGGCCCCGGCGACGATGCGGCAGTTTCGCCACCTGCCATCATGACCGGCTGATCCCCGCGGCCTCGGCCGCCCACGCCGCTCCCTGTCTTCATTCCCGCCGGAAGCCCCCGTTTCCGGCAACGCCCCTCCCTTGCCCGAAAGGATTGCCCGATGATGCACGCCCTCTCCCGAACCTATTCGCTGCCGGAAAGCCGGCCCGATCGTCTCGCCCGCTCCAGCTTCGCGCCGCTGCGCGCGGACGCCTACCTGCGGCTGCGTCGCGAAGCCTCCGGCCTGAGCGTCATGGAGGTGGCACGCAGGATCACCGTGAACGCTCGGGATCTTCCAGCGGCCGTCGACCTTGTCGAACTGCTCGAGCAGCCCGGCAACGTCGCCCGCCGGCACGAAACGCTCGATCGCCTGCAATCGGCCTTCGCGTTCGATCCGGACGTCTACCGCCAGCTCGCCACCGAGTCCGCCGATCGCCATCCGCAGGTCTGCCGCGGTTGCGGCTGCAGTGCGTACGACACCGACGATGCTCACGCCGTTCGCTTTGCCTGGGCAAGCGACAATGCCTGTGTGCGTTGCGCCGGTGAGCCGGAGCAGGATCGATGAGCGCCAGCACTGATGCGTCGCGCAGAGGCGCCGGTCGCGCGCTTCGCCTCGGCTTCATCGTTCTGGTGGTGATCGTCCTCGCCCCGATCGCGATGGTCTATGCATTGGTCAAAGTGGCCGAGGGCAGGCGCTGATGCGCCCGCGGCTCGACGTCGATCAGGTTGCCACGCGCTGCATGGCCGGCCTGCTCGTCGGCCAGCTCGTCGTGGTCGTGCTGGATTACGCCATCGGCGGTCCCGGCCCGTTCTTCCTGTTCGGTCTGTGACATGCCCGACCCCCAAGTCGCACGGGGCGTGGCGAGCGGCGACCGCTGCCTCTTCCTCGGCATCGGCGCGCTGCATGGCAAGCAGTGCGACGTGCTCGGCGTCTTCCGCGTCTTCGCCAACATTCGCTTCGATAGCGGCACCGCCGTCCTGGCGCTCGTCGCGGATCTACACCCCGTCCCGCGCCGTCCGCCACCGATGTGGTGA